TAGATACTGTCAATTTATTACTTTGTGCGGCACTAACATTAAAAGTAGCGAGTCCATCAATCGGATTCGCTTCGATTTCAAATATTCGATTTCTTTTAATGTCATAGACGGAAAAGAACATCGTCCAAGTATCGTCTACTCCTTCAACTTCAAAGGAAAATGTATCTCCTTGTCGAGTAGTCATCGTTGCAGTTTTCTCATCGTATATAAACATATTCTGATTACTCCTCTTAATTTGATTTTTATGTTAAGTTAAATTTATTTCGTTGTCAATTACTATTTCAACTAACTCGTAGAAGGTAAGTCAAATGAGACAACTGTATTAGTACCATTAAAACCATTTACTACATCTTCCCAAGATCCTATTACCGATTGTAAGTTACTTGGAAAGTGAACAGTACACCCCGTCACTCCCCTTAACATATCTCTGAATTGTCTACTGTTATTACCAAAAGAAGTAGATTTTAACGCTGGGAATGACAACGAAGATAGTGAAGAACAGTTATAAAAAGCCTCCCATAAAATCATAGCTGAATTTATAGATGACAATTTAGGAAACGAAACTGAAGTCAACGAACTGCAGTTTTGACACATATTAGATAAAGCTCTCTGAGCCGAAATAGTTATCAATTCAGGGAAGGATAAATTAATTAAAGAAGAACAATCCGAGAAACAATAATATAAAGAATAACCCCCTGAAATTGTAGTTAACTTAGGAAATGACACGGACGTTAAAGAAAAACAGTTATAAAAACAATAACTCATAGAATATTCTCCTGACAACGTACTCAATAAGGGAAAAGAAACCGACGATAACGAAGAACAGTTATAAAAACAATTTGTCATCGCGTTGTTTCCTGATAGAGTCGTCAACTTAGGAAAAGAAACTGATGTTATCGAGTTATTATTAGCAAAAGCATAGTGACACCCACTCAGACCAGATATAACAATTAAATTAGGAAAATTAACAGTTGTAAGAGTAGGTGATCCTACGTTATAAAAAGCATAATAAAGAGCGGAATCTCCAATTTCTCTAATCGGAGATAGATCAGGTAAATACTTTTGACTTTTTACTATCGGTATATAAAATCTTCCCATAAAACCTCCTAACTTGTAGCCGGTAAATCAAATAAAATAGTGTTTGTCCCACCAAAATTTTGTTGATAAGAAGTTAAGGAACTAACTTTTTCTTGTATATTACTCGGAAAATGCACCGTACAACCATTAACTCCAGATAGCATATAATAAAATTGATTTTTTGCATTTCCAAATGAATCATTTGTCAGAGCTGGAAATGATAAAGAAGTTAGTGACGTACAATCTTGAAACCAAAATCCGAGGGCATATTGTCCTAACACACTCTTTAATTTTGGGAAAGATATTGAGGTTAATGAAGTACAATTTTTAAATGTATATCCAGAAAAGATATTACCCGAAGAAAATTCAGTTAATTCAGGGAAAGATACTGAGGTTAATGAAGTACAATTTAAAAATGAACGATACATTACATATTGTCCACCTATTTTATTTAGCTTCGGAAAAGAAACGGATGTTATATTTGAACAGCCGTTAAAAGCGTTATAAAAAGAATAATTTTTAGTTAAACTAGTTAAACTAGGAAAATTTACAGAACCCGTTAATCCAGTACAGTTAGTAAAAATATAACTTAATCCATTCTCAAGAACTCTTTTTATACCGCTCGCGCTTTCCAAGTTACCAGTTGCGAGGGTTAATTTTCCATTAGAATCTATATCTCGAAATATGTAATTAGGAGCATCTGAATAAGCAACCCAAACTAAATCGTTTCCATGATAGACTTCAACGATCTCATTATTTCCGTAATAGATACTTCCGATAGAGTTTGAACCCACGTCTAAAGACATAAATTATTCCTTTATAAAATAAAATGTATCAGGATCCCGATTGGCTGGAGCCGAATTAAGAACCTGAAATTTTAAGTTAATATATTGAGAAGTAACAGGTACTGTTGTGTTAGAACTCATCGAAGGAGTCGGTACATTCGGAGATACCGAAAATGTTTTTACTCCAGCGATTGTCTCATCACCTGCTAAACCAACTTTTTCATCTGCAATCTGGTTTACTTTAGTGTAAAGAGCATCTCTCGCTAAGTCTGTTTGTAGAATTCTTGTCATTTATATCCTCCTAATTTTAATATCCATCGGCTAACCAGTTGATTTCACCGGCCAAATATTGTCCGCTAACAGTAGATTTTAATCCAAACTTAAATCCATCACGGCTAACTTGACTGACTTCAATGTAACATTGTTCTTGTGAATAATTAAGCGAAGTCATAATATGCGGCGATGTATAAAATCTCTTTGAAAAAGATACTTCGGTTAATGCTCCACCAAGCGCTTCGGTTGTTCCTTTTTCCACAGTATCTTCAACATCTATATAAACAGTAGAATGTGCAACACCATATCTTCCGCTCGTAGGCGGAATAGTTAATCTAAAACCAATGTAAGCGTCTGTATATTCGTATTCTCCCGGAATAAATGGTCTCAATTCATTGTAGTTAACTGGAGAATCATTCTCGGTCCAATCGTTGAAATCAGATTCACTCCAGACACCATCTTTAGCTTCAAAGTCAAACAAACACGCAGAACCAGATAACTCCACTTGATCAATGACAACTTCGGCCTCGCCCGTTTTTATATAGCGAGAACGAGCTTCGTCAAGTAAATACACAATATCTTCTGAGACATTGTTATTTAAATGAGATACTCTGAAATCGTAAAAATTAATATTCTCTACGTTATGATGTCCGACTTTTCTGTTATAAACATCGGAGATGGCTAAACTATCACCAACAATTCTTTTGAATTTACGCTTAGAATAATCATTGATTTTAATGATGTTATCTTTTGAATGATAAATAGAAGCGTATTTATCATCATCTGTTAAACCTAGGTTAATTGTTTCAGATTCAAAGTTTAAAGCTCCTGTTATCTGATAAAACCACGTAGCATAGGGTTCGAGTAGGGTTTCAGAATCATATCCGATCCCTGATAAATTATTATAATCCCACTCGATACCACTAAATGTAATCATTAAGCAACTTCAAATTCAAACTGTTGAGTATATTGAATATCGTTTGCACCTACAAACGGAGTGCTGAACACAATGCGGTCAAACATCGTACCGCCAGTGCTAGCATTAAATACGGCGCCTTCGGTAATTGTACCGCTAACAGCACCAGTTTCCCACTCCGCGGTAATTGTGAACTTCTTTTCACCAGCGTTCCAACTCCAAGTACCAGCTTTTCTGTAAGCCTCGTTAGCGAGCGCTGTCTGAGTAGCCGCAGTTGCAGTTGTACCTGTACCAATAGCGACATAACCTAACGGATCAGGTCTGTTTGAACTATTAATCAAAGCAGAAATAAGTAAGTCAAAACCGACGTTCATAATCATATTATGTTCTTCGATTACTTCTTTTCTTCCGTCTTTATGCGTTAAAATAGCTCTTGCTGTACCTTTAACTTGTAATTTGTCAGTCATATCTCCCTCCAAAGTATAATTTTGTAAATGTGGTAAGAGGTGTACAAGCAACCTCTAATCTTTTTCGTATGTTAGCATACTCGATGAAATAATCAAGATATAATTTGTTTGCTTCTTGGGTAAGCATAACGAACATATAATCTATGTACGAACTGTTATCAAAAGGATCGGCTATCGACACTCCATCACTTCTCATAACTTTAATCTTAGAATCCTCGAAGTAAACATCGATGTAATTAGTCATCGAAGAATCTGCTAATCGAATAAACTTCATATAGTTAGGAACACTCGGGTTTAAATAAACTTTAAATCTAACGGAAAACGTTGAACTAAAATCTACTAACGCGTAATTAAGTTTCATGGCTTTATAAATAGCTAATCCTTTATCGTATTTACCATCGATATACTCAATTTTATAAGATGTAGTCGGCGTTACAGTTCCAGTAACATCTGTTGTCGTACTGTTAAATCTAAATCCAAGGTAATTGGTATAATCAGATGAAGATTTAGCAGTTGTTATGAGAGCATCAATGTTGCCGCCTAAACCAACGGCGTCGTCTTCATTTAACCAAGATGTAGTTCTGGCTTCTTCACTATTCCAAGCCCAAACAAGATCCTTCCACTTTAATCTCTGACCAAATCTAAAAAATTCGGAGTCGTACCAGTTGCGAGCGATAGTATCCTCGTTTTTGGAATTAGGAATATGAACTGGAAAGAAATGTTCTGCGTTGAAATATCCGTCAAGCATCGTTTTAAGAATTTCCGTACCACCCGGAGAAACAATCGGATAGTCGACTAAACCTTTACTCACACCATACCAAGGGGTTAATGTTTGTGACGAAGATTCCGGACTGTCTACAAAATAGTTAATCTCACCGGCGGCGTTGTCGACTTTAAGTACAACGTTTCTGTTTTGTTTGAGGTTTTGTTTTATCTTACCCCAAAGCGCGTTTTCTGAATAAATACCTTTACGCGAAATACCTTTGATAAAGAAGTAAGTATCTTCGCTAAATCCCGGATTAAGTACAGTTTGGTTGTTACCGGAAGCAACAAACAACTTCGTAGCAGAATCCCAGTTCTCAGCACCTGTTCTCACTTCATATTGTACATAATTTTCATTCTCAGTTTCCCAGTCAAAGCGTAGCGAATCGAGGTTTGGTGTTATGTAAAATTTCTTAACATCTGCCGGAGCGCCTAATTTTCCGTAAGCTATAGTTGCATAATTAGAGTATAATCCAGCTACATTAACTGCTTTAATCAAAAAACAGTATTCGTTCTCAGTATCTGCTTGAGTATAAAAGTATTCTTCGGTTAAACCGGAACTCGGTAAAACATTAGTTTCAACAATATCAGCGGTATCCCAGTTCTCGCCTATACGAATTTCGTAACGAACAGCTCCATCGACCTTATCCCACGTTAAGTGTATATTTTCAACATTACCTGTCGCTAAGAAATTGGCTACATCTGCCGGAGGATCAGCCGCTATTTCGCTAACTTCAAACTCAAAGATAGGAGCTGTTTCGAGCGGCGGTGTCATACCTAAAGTGTTAAGTGGAAGTATTTTGAATTGATATACACCCGGAGTGTGTCCATAAAGAGTATCGCCTTCCTCTAAATCTTCTAAATAGAAGTTAGGATCGTCACTATCTTTAGGTCTCGAATAAACTATAAAATTACCCGTATAATATGGATAAGAATCCCAATCTAACTCAATACCTATCTGTAAAGCGTTCTCCAAACGTTTTACGTTAAAATATTCGTTAAAGTTAGCGTCTTTAATGTGAGGAATAACTGCAATATTCGGCGCAGTGTAATAGTCTTCATCCTCTAACTGAATTCCCGTGTCGGCTTCTTCTTGTTTAAGTCGATGAATTTCTAATGCGGTAATCGTGATTTGATCAGGATCACCTTCGTTCTCGGCTATAGACATTACTCTAAACGGTTTAGGCGAACCGTACAAAGAAGGTCTTTCTGTTCCATCTTCATCAACTACGGTAGGAGCAACTAACGTAAATACAGCCTTTTCATCGATATTTACCGGTAAAGAGTTATCAAGTTTTAATTCTCTGACTTTACCTCTTTCTTCGTTTATGACGTTACATTTAAATACGTTATATGAAGTTTGTATCTGAAATTCATAAGAACTTCTACCGTCTTCCAAGAATACAGCATCACGCAAATAAACGGTTGATCTATCTTGAGATATAGATTTAATTCTCCCCGTTTGTGAATAACCCATGTCAGGATCAGCTATAAGAATTGTATCAAACAAATTAACATTCATGGCCGATCTATTCGTAGAGAAAGTAACTGTCATAGTTTCTTTGAGCGAACCTATGAGCATAAATCTTGCTTTTCTTAACGCTTCCGATTCTTTAATACAACCTATAGCGTTAAAGTCATAAGGTATTCTACCAAAAGCCTCGATATTTTCATCACCATAAGGAGATGTAACACGACGACGGTCTTCCTCCCAGTTAAGTTTCGGATTAAGAAATGTTACAGTAAAATCATTATAGCGAGTAGATGGATCAGAGAAGGAATAACTAAATCCTTCGGCAGTTATATTTGTCGGGTTATAAATCTGCACCGCGGATTTCTCGTTATCTTGAACAAATAAACGAACTAAACCCATGGCGTCTTCATAAACTATAGCGTTAAATGTAGCCGCTATCTGATTTAACATATCCGGTCCAGATTGAGATTCTGTAATCAAATAGTTAAATGTATAACGAGGTTCTTTAGCTAAACCTGTACCGTCATCGACCATTTCGTCACAATATTTACCAGCCTCGTAGAAATCCCACTTATCAGGAATTACCGGATAATAAGCGTTTACGCCGTATCTGTCATTTACAATTAAATCATATAAACACCAAGCCGGATTATCTGTCCAAGCAATCTTAAACGTACCATCCCACATCCCGTCGTATGTATGAGTTTCAGGATCATAGTTTGACGGCACTTTAATCTTTAATAACTTATAGATGCCGTACATCTGAGGTATTGAACTTATTTGTTCTGATGTACGAATGTTTAATTGAGCGAGCGCTGTATTTTTAAACTCGCTGTAAACTTTACTTATTTCTTCTAATTGGATAACATGGAGTTTGAAGAAATAACCAGTGCTTGAATCGGAACTTCTAGGAGATAATCTAGTGACTCTAACTTGATATTTTACATCGGCGGTATCATCAGGAGTTACTGGAATGTTGTAATCTCTATAATAAGTAGATGTAGTTTTTCCTCGAACATATAAGTCATTACCTGAAAACTTAATCCAGTTTTCATCCGTTGTTTTCTTATATTCTATTCTAAGATTACCTGTTGCTTTACTTACATTACCTTCGTCATCAGCATAATAAAGAGCGTCAATTCTTATTCTTACATCAATCTCATCTATATTAGCTGTACGAGTAGTTAATATAGTAAACCAACTATTTTCACTGGTAGCATCTTCTTGAGAAGTAGTTAATTCTCTATCAAAGTTTTCTCCATTACTAACACCACCCATTTTTAAAGTAACAGTTTCATCTTGAGAGGCATCACCTACTTTAACTTCTAAATCATAGTTCTCGAAGTTTTTTGTGCCATCTAGATTCATAAGAGCGGTATCACCAAGAAAGAAAGATTGTTCGCCTTTCTCCAACCCAACAATAGGACCTTCGCAAATACCCAGTAAAACTTCTAAATAATCGTCACTACGCAAATCGTCAGAATCAATATTTGGATTTGATTGATCTGGAATTAAGTAATTTTTAGCTCCTTTAATAAGAGTCTTACTCCAAGCGACCGCCGGGACATAATTTACGACTTTTTTTACAGCTTTACCGGCAGATTTAAAAGGATTACCCCAACCCATTCTTAATACTCCCACCTATCAGTTGCTAAAGTGTTAATAGATAGATATTGTCCGCAAATTTTATACTTACCATATCCTATAGGTATTCTTGTACCTATCTTTGTCGTGTTTCCACTATTTCCAAACACTCGTGAAGAATCCGGACTGCTAGAATCATTACTTGTGTCCGGCATTGGAAACAGATAATTAGATAAACCGCTAAAAAACATACCAGCACCAGCCATAATAACTGATGGAGCAAAAGCTGTGCCAACACCGCTTAACATCATAGCCACACCAGCAGCAACTAAAACAGCGCCAATTACCATAGTAACCATACCACCTTTTTTTCCACCACCGCCGCTAGCGCAAAATGCCGGATAAATATTTATCTCATCACCTCGAACAGAACTGTTTAAATCTACATCACGAGGACATTCTTTAACTGAGCAAACAAATCTCTGTCCATCTTTTCTGATTAACTTATCTCTAAATTGATTTGTTACTGCGCGAATCGCCTCAGCTGGCGTGTTTACGTCGACTTTATATTCATCAGGACAAATCCTTTTTAAAGCTCCGTGAAATAAAACTTTAATAAACATCTCCGTTCTCCACTATAACAGTGCCGCGCTCTGAAACCTTGTAACAACTTATCTTATCTTTTCCTACAATAAAATGCAATAGTTTTTCCCAGTTTACAAATGCGTCATAATCTTCTTTGCTTAAATTGGCCGATTTATTCGGATGTGTATGAAAAGTCGCTAATACATTTTCATCGTCTAACTTATCGAGATCGTCACAAGAGAACATAAAATAATCCTCTTTATTTTGATGAATATTCTCTACTTCTACGATAATTCCGTCTTTTGTAATAAATCCACCTCTTTCGTTTCCCGATTCGCTATAGTATTCTCTTAGCTTTTCCTTAAAATTCATATTCTTGATCCTCCTCTTTCTTCACGAGTTTGTGACGGATTCGCGCAAGAGTACAATTTTTGAAAACCCCCATATATCTATCAATGCTTGAGAGATGATCTTGAACGTGTTGTAATATTTTATTCTCACCGATATAAATTGCTCCATGAGAAGCCACGGAACAACCTAAAGCTATTAAGAAAATATCTCCGTATTGAGGTTCTTCTAAGTCATCGAGAAGATAAAATCCTTCTTTACGAAAGTTATCGATGTAAAGATTTTGACCTTTATTCCACCAATAATCAGGCCGAGCATAATCTCTGAGTTCTATACCAAACTCATCTTTGTAAAAATCACGAATCAGACTATAGCAATCAGTTGTGCCGTGGACGAATTCTCTACCTAAATACTTGGACAAATCTTTCATCTTACCTCCTATTTCAATGTCACAAATGGAAACTCCGGCGGAATATACATTCTTGCTGGTACATCGAAGTTAACTCCGTCCATCGGGTTTCTTAACTCAACTTGTATGATGTTTCTGTTTATCGTTTTAATAAACCAGATAATCCATTCCTTTTTCTGGTAAACCGGAGTGTCAGACTTTAAATCTTCATACAAAACCAAATAGCGAGTTACTTTCGCTCTATTGAGAAGTCCATAAGGATAACCTTCAATCGGCAAAACCAAACTTGATAATGTAGATTTTGCGTTACCGTCAAGTTCATTTATCGTATCCGGATTCGCTATAGATAGCGTCGGACGTGAATAAGAATCACCTTGCGCCGTAGAATAACCTTCAAAGAGAATCGGAATACCTGTCCAAGTGTGACCGTTCCAAGTTACGGAGTTATCTTGTTTGAGATATAATTTTGAGCCATCCGCTAATCTAATTTCATAAAGCTGAACAATACCGTCAGCAATTAAACGCTGAGCGTCTTCTAACTGCGTTTCCGGAATATCACATTTTCGCAAAGTCGCTGTAGTTGCATCAGCACTAAGATTAGAGTATAAATTCTTAATAGTTTCTTCTACGGTTTGATTATCAGTTTCATATTTGTATCGAGTGACAAAGACTTTATCAATAGAACGGTTAGCCATCCAAGTCATAAAATCTCCGGAATTATCCTTAATATTGAGATAAAGATCTAACTCCTCAATACTTGATACTCCATTCCAAGTATAAGTTAATGCTTGAAGCGATTGACCTTCAACCATTCTATAAATAGAAGAACCAAGAAAATCAAACTCATAAAGATAACGTATACTCATTGAGATACCTCTTTCAAAGTTAATGAGAATTCTTTAGCGACTGCTCGGTGGCCATCGGTTTGAGGAACTTGCATCGGTTCTTCAAAGCGTACCGTAACATTACCAAACTGTTCATCCGGATATATAAACGTATCCCAAGTTCCGACAGATTCATAAAAATCACACAAAGCAGCAACGTTATCTTTATAAGCGTTTGTTTCATGGTCAACCTCGTCGTTTTCATTAAAATAATAACGAAACCCCGTAAAAGTGAGGGTAAACTTTTTTAATGTCGGAGAACGAGGTTTAGATACAAATTCATATCCGTTACCTAATTCTATCGAGTTTGAGTTAGGTAAATATTCAAAGTTACGTTTATGATTTTCAAACGGAAATGTTTGCATTATTATTTCCTCCCAACTACAACTTGTTGAATAAGACGACGAGTCTGTCCGCCAGTCATAATATCTTTACCGATGGTTGCAATTACATCTCTAGGTCCCATTTTAGCTTCTTCCTCTTTAGATACTACCCAAACGTTAACAACTGACGGTTCCGATTCGCTACTGGATTCATAAGGGTTTTGCATCATATTAGCGGCTGTACTCGTAAGAGTTTGAGCAGCATTGTTATTGAGATCGTTCAAGAAATTTGTTCCTAAAGCATCAACTGCAGATTTTTTCAATACATACTCACCCGGCATTAACATCGCTGGCACAGAATCTTTACCTTGAACACCGCCACGAACTGTTGTTCCAAGAGCCGCACGGATTTTAGGTATGAAACCACCATTTGCTGCTGGCATCATAGGGCCTATCGGAGCGTCATAGACTTGAACACCTTTTGCAGCAGTTCCTCCACCAAAAGCAGCCATCATACTTTGCATAACAGCCATTCTGATTAACATTCTAGAGATGTCTTGGAGAATTGAACGCGCCATGTCTGAAAAAGCTTCTTTTACAGACTTTGATCCATCAGATATAGAGTAAAGAGCGTCAGCCATTCCATTACCGAAATCTTCGGCAACTAATTTTCCGAGAGAATTCATGGAATAAGAATCTGCCATATCTTTAACCGCTTTTTTAAACCCTCCGCTAAACTGCCCCCAAGCAGTTTCGGCTTCTTTCTCAAGTTTTTCAGTTTCTTCAGTGGTTTTATCTATCTGAGCTTGTATGTCTTCTAAAGTTTGTTCATCCAAATCAACGAAACGAGCTTTGGCTTGAGAAGTTTGAACTTCAAGATCTCTCATCTTAGAGATTAAACTTGCGCTTTGACGATCTGCTTCTTGAAGACTAATCTGTCCGTTTTCTACTTTTTTAGATAAATCGTCATAATCTTTCTTGTAACTTTCAAGAAGATTGAGTTGAGTTTTAGCGGTTCTCTTGTCTTCTAACTCTGACAATTTAGCATATTCAGATGTTAGTAAAGAACTATCTAAACCTAAATCAGAAAGTCGAGATTGTACTCCGGCACGTCTTCCTCTTTCTTTATCAGAACCATATTTTTGATTTTGCAGAGCTAATTCTTGAGCCGAATACTTTTCATTAAACTTTTTCGCTTTATCAAGAATAGGATCTCCGCGATAAGTTGGAGTTGTGTGTTTAGGTTTGTTAGATTTTTGTCTTCTTGCGATTACTTCCATTTCAGAACGTTTTTCTAACTTATCTAAAATAGTTTCTATATTTTCCTTTTCAAAACTATCATCTATTATTTTCTCTAAATCATTAAGTTCTTTTATCGTATTATTTACTAACTTTTCTCTTAAGTTAGAAATCCTAGATAACAAATTTGATTTTTTATTTGCATCTAATTCGTCCGTTGACATATCATTTATTTTATTTTCTATTTCAGCGATTTTATCTTCAATACTATTATAAGTGCTTTCTATCAAAGTTGAAGACCATTGTGTTACATCTTCATTCGCATTTTTCAAAATATCATGAATATTAGTGTTTATATTATCCGATAGCTCCGAATTTAACTGGCGAAATAATTTCTCTTGATTTTCAGTTTTTGTTAAATCAATATAATTAGAATCTTTCCCAGTTATTTCTTTAACGTATCGTTTAGCTTCTTTAAAGGCATTTTCGGCTATAATCTTCTCTAAAGAACCATCTTTTAAATTATCTATTTCTGATTTTATCTTACTATAATTTTTATCAGATTCTCGCAAAAGACTTTCATATTCAGAAACTTTAGATTCGTAAGGTTTACCTACTTGGGGAGATTCATAAGTTAACCCCCAGCTAGTCATAGGTAGAGCGTTTTCTAAATTTTCACGCCCTTGTTTCATAATAGCTTCTCTAGTTGCAACTATATTATAACCAACCTTTTGAATATTCTCATATTGTAAGTTAGAAAGTGCTTTTTCTATTCTTTCAAAATCATCAGCTAAATTATCCGCTGATTTTACTAAATCTATATTTATACCAAACTGTTCGTTTGCAGACTCTATAAAGGCATTAACATCAGATACTTGCCTCCATTTATCTCCTTTATAATCTCGTCCTTGAATATTTTTAAGTTGATTTTTATATAAACCTGCAGATTTAACTATATTATTATATTCGTTTCGTACTTTAGATATTTCGTCAATTTCATCATAAAAAGCGCTACGAATAAAATTTTTGATACTAATTAAAGTGTTTTTTATAATACCATCTGTTTCTTGAGTGATTTCATAAGCAACCTCTTTGATTGTATTTCCTAAAGCAGTCCATTGTGCAGCTACAGTATCCATTTGAGTACCATAAGCCTTTAAGGTTGCTCCAGATTCGTTAAAAGCAATTCTTAATTCATCAACTACATCTAATTGACCTTGTGTAGCTAATACAAATTGAGCCGCACGCTTACCAAATAAATCATAAGCATTTGCCGCTGTCAAACCAGCGTTCTTTAATTTATAAAGTACATTTACAAGACCTTGACTTTCAATATTAACATCTTCTGTAGATAAACCTAATTCAGCTAATCCTCTAACCATCTTCTTGGTCGGAGAGATTAATTCTGAAGTCATAGCTCGTAAACCGGTACCCACTACAGAAGCGCGTAAACCAGCATTACTTGCAGCCGCCGCCACAGAGGCGAATTCATCAAAACTAACGTTTAAGGATGCCATAGTAGCACCAGCATACTGTACAGCCATACGGAAAGTTTCAAGAGTAGCTTTTGTACGGTTCATACCAGTAACCATAACATCTGACAAGTGACTTGCTTCTTCAGAATTAAGCCCCCAAACTGCAAGCGCAGAAGTCATTAAATCTACGGTGTTAGATAATTCAGATCCAGTACCAGCGGCTAATTGCGTAGTTGTTTCCAACACGTTGTTAATTTCATCAGCGGATAAACCGGCCTGACCTAGCATTGTTGTAGCTTTAGCAATTTCTTCTACAGAATATTTGGAAGCCTCACCGACACGTAAAATAGTATCACGAAGTTTACCCATTTCTATATCAGAGGCAGAAGTAATCGCTTGAATGTTTGCAAAATTAGCTTCAAGATCAACTGCCGCCTTACCAAGATTAATTATAGATTGCGTCATCATGTTAATAACACGATATTGAGCAAAAGTCTTTATTCTTGTTCCAAGACCTTCAAATGCAACAGCCAACCCTTTTGTTTTCTTAGCGGCATCTTCAGTAGCTTTTGCAGTATCTTTTATCTCTTTTTCAACTTTATCCATAGAAGATGCTTGTTTAGTGGTATTTTGAACTAAAGTCGCTATCCCAGCATTGAGTTCTTTTACACTAGCTACAATATCTTTGAAACCTTTACCGTATTCGCCTTCAAGTTTAATTTTAACTTCTTTAATACTTGGTTTATTTGCCGCCATTTAAAGCACTCCCTAAAGCATTTTGTAATTGATCTATATTTTCAACATCATAGACTCGATCAGCCTCTTTCTTTCCACCACCGAGAGCCATTGATATTATGTTAGCTAAAGTTTCATAATTTTGCAACACTTTCATTTGCTCTTTTTTGAAAAAACAGTTAGCTGCCATTTTCATTTCTCTAAAAGTGGCAGTAAATAAAACTGTTCTATAAGGTTTGTTGTAGGCTAAAAATATACTTTCTTCAAAAGTAGTATGTTTAACCCAATCAGAAAAACTTATGAATTTGTCTGAGATCCCATTATTCCCGTTTGAATGTTCTTCAACATCTTCATTGTTTTTGTTGAAGAATTCAGAATAAAAACCTCATAGTGTTTTAAACCCCACTCGTAAATCTTTTGAAAATCCGCGGATTTAATTGTAAATGGACTAATCAAATAACCATCTCGATTACCGTCTTCATCATATTTAGCCACGATAGCATCTACTAATTTTGATTGAAGTTCCGGATTAACCGGAAGATCGTCCAACTTACTAAAACCACCGATAGCCTCATCGATTTTTACAATAGTACCAGCATACATAGTAATTGTAATACCATTTACAGTTAAAACATCACTCAAAGTTTCTTCAGTCATTTATTTCTCCTTTCAAATTGTTTAGTTTATTTTAGTTTATAATTAACTACGGAAAAGTCAATAGTTAAAATAAAACGACACCCACTTTCGTAGGTGTCGCCTTGCGAGTCTCTTTTTGAAAGGAGGTGAGACTAACCTTTATACACGAAGCAGTTAGCCGTGTAATTCTTGAAGGCCGTTTTCAACGCCGGATACTTAACGTAGTCAGCTTTCGTCATATCATACGGAGTTAATTGGAACGGCATATTACCGTAGTTATCAGTCGTGAAGCTAATGTTGAAACCACCAGTAATCTTAGCTTTCGGGCAAATAATCGTAAACGGTTCGTTACCATTCGGCAAGATACCAACGATCTTCACACCATAATACGGCTGCGGCTCATCTGAACCAACCGGAATCAGGTTAACATAGAATACCGAGTCACCAGCGGCAAATTCCCAACCGGACGGAATAGCGGCAGTCAAAGTAATTGACAGGTCGCCAATATTTTCATCTTGCGAATCCGCAGTCCAAGTCGGAGCAGAAGCAACTTTACCCAACCAAATCTTGTCATAATCTTTGGTCGAAGTGCATTGTAAAGCAATAGTGTCGCCAGCCGACAAATCAGCTTGAGCAGACGCCGGTACTTCTTTGAGAACAACCGTAGTAGCAGAAACGCCACCAGTAACGGCTGTTTTCAGTTTATAGTTACCAGTTAGACTGAAGTTTTCACCAGCTAATTGAGCAGCGTAGGCGATGTTCTTTGCAGTATATTCATAAACTTCAGTAGTCATCTGAATAGTATTACCCGTAACTTGAGAGTCAACTTGGGTATTACGAATACCTTGGGTTAACGTAACTTCATTAGTTTCAGCGGTAATCGTGAAGTTTTTAATCAAACCGATGGAATGTTCCTCCGGAGTTAATTCCAACACTTTATCCATCGGGCCGATCATAAGTGTCGAAATACCAATATTAAATTGGTTAGTAATGGATTGTTGCATTTTTCACCTCTTTATAAATTTACAAAGCGAGATTTCTCTCTCATTTAATTAAAACTTATATAAATTTGTTTTTCAATAGTTTTTTTCTGTTGAAATTTAACAAAAGAGCGTATACTATCGTTAATATAAAAGGAGGTAAAATGACTGAATTAGAAGATACAAAGAAAATGTTTACAATTTACGTCAGTAAAGAACTTTACGACGAGTTAACAGAAGCGATGAAAAGAGAACATCGTTCTCGTAATCAACAGGTTATTCATTGGATTCGTTTAGGTAAATCTTTAGACGCTAACCCTGATATGAAGATGGCTTTGCAGTTGAAAGAGCAGTTACGGTAATATACTGAGTGCTTCTCATTTCAGACTTAGACATATAATTTATAAGCGTACCATCTGTAAATGTGATGGTCGCTTTTTCTAACCCGTCTTCATCAAGAATTAATTGAGCTTTACCCGGCATATAACGAGAATAGATGTAAGATATAAGTTTAGAAAGTCTGTGATTATTCCCATCGGAATAAGTAGACACACCAACATTAAAAGAAATATCAACAGTTCCTTCGTTAATATCTAAGTTAAAATGACGTAATATAATAAAGTCATTCATCGGGATTTCATGAATATCAGCAAAATCATCCATATTCATTATCTCAATATCACTAGATAAACCAGCTTCTCTGATTTCTTTCACTAACTCTTGAAACCCGGCAAATATAGACTGCCAGTGACAATAATATAAATCTTTGTCATTAGAACTGACTGGTTGTAGGAACAAACTTCCTGTATTTCTCATAATCTTCCTCCTCCATAACTTTCTTTAAAGTTTTTTCAATAACGGCATCTAATTTTTTATACAATAAAAAATCTTCCATTGGGGCAAATAATTCACGTATCGGATTGCCGTTTTCATCATATTCATTATATTTAATTTTATTCTCAAAAGGGGAATCGCCGTCGTTTGCTCCAAAAGGCTTTCTTTCGTAACTAAACATAGAATAATATGTCAAGATACCGTCCTTGTAGTTACCTCTGACTTTAGGTCTCCCGTACCAGCGAAACGCATCTTTATTCACTATATAATTCATTAAATGTCCGAGATAATAATAAGCTCGTCTATGACCTTTTTCTCTAATCCAATCTTTAGATAAAGGTTTCCATTTCGGATAATTTATCTCCATACCTTCAATCGAACTTGGCGGATTGACTCTAGCCATAACATAAGCAACAAGATATTTAAATATCTGTTTTTCTACTTCAGGACCGTGAGTTTCATAAGCATATCTTATTTGTTGAAAAAGCCACTTTTTTTCAAAGTCCATATACTCATTAACGGTATCTTTGAACCACTCCGTTAAGTCTTTTTCTACGCCATTAACATCTTGCACCATAAGCCACAGTAACTCCAACTAAATTTTCAGATTTTGTTATTCTGTACTTATTGTCAATGATGTCACCTTCACGTAAATCTCTGTTGCAGACAAATGTGTATTTACCAGTTGTTATGTGCATATTATCGGTTTTGTTACCCGAGGCTTCAAGAGAACACCAAAATTCACCGAGATCCTCAAAACTTGTAGTTTCTTTCATGCCCGTAATTTCGTTAATAACATCAACTTGACGTTTCCAAGTAAATTTACGAGTCAGAATTCGTACAACGAAACTCTTTTGAGTAGGTCCGCAAGTTTCTTCCTCTGCGTTATCCATAACCATCATAACCCTACCAGCTTGCGACTTAAATATCGTACCCACATCAATAGGACAATCTATATCGGTAAACATTATCATACCGCCAATGACGTAGTTGGTATAACGGCCCGTCATCGGTATTTTACCAATTAGAGCTTTGAAATAACTGCCGTCTTCAGTTTCATAAGTTTGATAAAAACGTCTACCTATTTTATAGAAGTCCATATCTATTCTCCGGTAAAGGTATCAGTTAAATTCCCCACGACAAACATATCATGATCATACGAATCCACCACGTTAACGTCTTCGAGTTCATCAAGCAATTCTTCTAACTCACCTTGCAGCGCGTCAAATAATTTATTGAAGTCATCAACAGTGGTAGTAAATCTCGTTTGAGAAACAACCCCGTCAGATTCGATCTTCGGAGTTAACATCGGTAAAGAACTTCTGAAAGTTAAAGCGGAGCAAATTGTTATTGCTCGATTCGCTATAGGTGTTTTCTCAGTTCCGGCGGATAAATATCCATCTAAATATTCAGGTTCTGACATCAAAGATTTACATTTCAGATACGCTGAATAAATATCGACCATATCATCTTCAATAACTGTAGAACTAACGCCCAACATCGTTCTAACATCATTCGGTCCACAAGAATAAGGAACAAACGGGATTATTCTATAGTTACGTCTTTCACTTCTATCTTTACTGTTTAGAGTGTAATTAACGATAAGAAGTCGATTATCAAAATCTTTTGAATCATCGATCACGTTAGCTTCATCAGGTATAGTTATTTCAATAAAACTACGACTATCCAAATCCATAACATCGATTTCTTCATCCTCAATGTTATCGACTATCTCACCATCAAAGTTATATAAGGAATAAACAATAACGTCATCATCAGCCAATTCGGCATAGTTATCATTATTCATAACCGGAAATTTAATGGTGGCCTTCTTACCGTTAAATACATCCATTTAATTATCTCCGAGATTTCTTCTTAGATACTCTCTTTTCTTCAGCTTTCGGTTCTTCAATTACTTCAGCAACCTCAACTTTCGGTTCTTCAATTACTTCTTCAACCTCAACTTTCGGTTCTTCAGCTTTTTCACCGTCTTTAATGAATTCTTTAATATCTAAAAGTTTGCGGTTATTCCAATCTCTAACACGAGTGTCATATTCAACAACTCTGTATTCGTAGGCATCGAGAAATTCACCAGATAAACAAACTAACGTAGGTCCTACAGTTTTAGCTAAAATTTTCATAGTTTTCTCCTTTAAAATTTCGCTCGATTTAATCTTAAAACCAAATATCAAAATTTGCAAGAAAAAAAGAAGTGTCATAAAACCAGACACTTCTTTTCTTGCTTTTTAGTCCCCGACGAAGATGGCGGGACTAGAAACTAGTACGTGTAAACGTAACGGCAATCCGGATAGATAAGAGCGTAACCGGTATTCTCAGTACGAACATACGTAATAACCTGAGAACGGACGTTTCTTTCTTCCTCTTGGATATTTGAATTAGCTTCAACCAATTCTTCAATCGTATCCGGACGGTTAAACATTAACAACTTGCCAGACGGAACAGCGCTATCCAGTACGAAGTTAACCGGCGTAAAGATGTTACGCAAAGCAACGAACTGCGGACCACCCTTAGCTGCATACTGATCTACTTGGTAAGCAGACGAAACAGCCGGAGTACCAAACAATTTCATGAATTGCAAGTAAGCATCGATGTCACCAGCAATCGTATCAATCGGATGATGAGCTTTAATAGCAGTAGCCAAAGCGCTCAACAAACCGTTGTAAGACAATGTACCCGGAGTAGCACCAGTATCCAAAGAAGACTGAGCCAAAGCGGTAGCAGCCGGGTTAACACCATCACCGTTGATCATGATGTCGGTACAAGCCTTCATCTTCGAAATTTCGAGATCGCGAGCTACACGAGCAGCAAACGGAGTAATTACATCCAAAGCGGCACGACGATCAAATTCGTAGGTATATTCAATACCCGAACCGTGCTTATAGAACGTAACAGCCTTTTCGCTGTAGGTAACTTTACGTACCGGAATACGAGCGCCTTCACCTACGCGGAACGTCTTGCGAGCGTTAGCGTCATCTTCACCTACAATGCGGATAAGTTCGTTACCCTGACTGGTACGAGAACCAGCAAGCAAGTCAGATACTTTTTCCATCATGTCGAGGTTGTTGTTCCAACGCAAAACGTTATCGATTGCATACGGGAACATAATTCTAGCACCCGGCTTCGTAGCAAACGTATCAGAAGCCTGAGCCAGAGTAACCTGATCTTTGTAGTTGTTGCGCATCGGCAAGTTCATTTTGAACATAACCTGTTCAAAACCAGACAAGCCTTCACCGTTTTTATAAGCGGCTTTTTCTTCGCCTTCCGACAAATCTACGGCCAAATCCAAGAATTTATCGAGCGGCAAACCGAAAGAAGCGGCTTCTTTCTGCAGTTTTTCTGCTGCGAAAAGAGCTTCGCTGTCGTTTTCACCTAAGAGTGGATTGCAAATATCAGCAAGTTTTCTCTTTTTGATTTCAGTAATATTTTTAACCATATTCTTCTCTCCCAATTACTTCTGATATACAACAGCTTCCGAAGCGCTACGAACTTCCCAAACTTTGATGTCCGTAACAACACCGTTACCAGCGGCTTTAACAGCACCAGCGCCAGCGCCGACTACATAGTCGCCAACAGACAATTCAGCCGAAGTCTTAACTTTCGAACCACCTTTGGTTGCAACGGTAACCGTAATACCTTCACCCTGATTCGTACCATCTTCAGCACGCAGAATGAAACCTACGATTTCGCCATCAGCAGTTGCCAATTTAACAGCATTAGCAGCCGTAGTATCCTGTTCAACAGCCAAACCTTCCAAAGCAGCCATATCCGCAACATTGTCGGTCAACTTGTAGGTATGGTTGAAATCAGGATAAGTAAGGCCTTCCATAGTATAATCAAACATTCAATTTCTCCTTATCTTCTGACTTGGTAAGATTTAAGTTTAACACTGTTGAACTTCTCATCTTCCTCGGAATAATTTACCGATTGAGAAACACCACCAGCCGGTACTAACGTAGCCAAAATCTGTTGATTTTCATTCAACATAGCGGAAATTTCACCCAAGTCAGATGGAACTTCCACATCTTTCTTTCCAGCCGCCAAAGCAACTTTCTTTACTTGTTCTTGTAAGAATTCAAGCAAAGCCTGTTTTTGAGCTTTAACTTCGGATAATTCACTATTCAATTCTTCAACTTTAGCCTCATGAGCCTCGTTCAAAGTATTGACTTCAGCTTCTTTATCTTCAAGAGCCTTCTCTTTATCTTCAAGATCTTTCTCTTTTTCAGACAACGAAGTTTCTAATTCTTTATCTTTTTCGCCAA